TTTATCATTAATAGGCATAATGTCTTCTGGTAGGTTTGCAATTGATCCTCTATCTTTAAGAATTTGTTGCCATACTTCTTCTGAATTATGTCCCTTCTCCTCTAAGTATTTTTCTAGTACTGGATTCTTTCTAATAAAAGTACCTTTAGATGAATTGAAAGTATATACGTTAGCTGGGATTGGTTCAATACCTGCTGATACTCCTCCTGAGATTGTTGAATTGGAAACTGTAGGTGCTATTGCAATAAGGTGAGTATTTCTCATTCCTGTTCCCTTACACCAAACTGGTTCTCCATATTCCTCAGCTAATTTTCTAGAAGCTGCTTCAGCTTGTGATTTAATCTGAGAGAATATTTTATTTGTCCAAGAAGTAGCTGCAATAGATGTGAATGGAATATTTTTTTGTTGTAAGAATGTATGCCATCCTAAAACTCCCAATCCTAATGCTCTTCCTTTTTTGGCTGAACGATGAGATCTAATCATAGAATCTTTTCCGTTTGTCTTAATAAGAAATTCCTCTAGTACTCCATCTAGAAAGTATATTGCTGTCTCGACTAAGTCAGTATCTTTCCACTCATCGTATCTTGTAATGTTTAGAGAAGATAGACAACATACGAATGAATGCTCTTCGTCAGTATGTAATGCAATCTCTGAACATATATTAGTCATTGTAACATCTAAGTTGTTCTTAACGTATGCAGGTGGATTAGCGTTGTTTACATTATCTTTAAACATGATATACGGTTCTCCTGTCTCAACTCTTGATTTCAGAATCTCAACCCATAAGTCCATTGCTTCTGGATCTCTATGTTCTAACCTCTTCATAAACTTATCGTCAATAGAGACACATTGGTGTAAGTTTAAACATTGACGGTTTGGATCTCCTTGAGGTCTTCTAATACGTAAGAACTCCTTAATATCAGGGTGATTGATATCTAAGTTTACAGAAGCTGCTCCTCTACGAACTGATCCTTGATTTGTAGCTATAATAGTCGAATCATAGATCTTAGCCCATGGTACAATACCTTCTGATTGACCTGTTTCTCCGTTTCCAATTTTAGAACCTCTTCCTCTTACTCTTCCTAATCCAATTCCAACTCCACCTCCTAGAGAAGTTAGTCTCATTAGTTCTGCATTAGTTAATCCAATTCCTCTAATAGAGTCTGGAGTATCTATTCCAAAACAAGATATTGGAAGTCCTTTATCTGTTCCTGTGTTTGATAGTACAGGTGAAGCTAGGTTTAACCAACCCTTCCACATATACTTAAAAAACTTGTTTGCTAGATCTGGACGATCTAATCTTTTAGCTACTGCATCAGCAACTCTTCTATATGCTTTCTTTGGATTTTCATCAGGAAGTAAATATCCTTTTGAAATTGTCGCTAAAGAAATCTCATTCATCCAAGAAGGGTAATCCTTCTCTGGCTCCCATTTACTGTAATCTATATTCATTTAATTTGGTTTTTGTTGTTTTCTTTTCTCCCAAGATCGTTTTATAGCTTCTGCTGTTTTTCTTTTTGATTCCTCTGTTCTAGTTGTTCCGAGTTTACCATTTGTATATCCCCTTTCTTTTTTTGTTTTGTTAGCTTTTGCAACACTTTCCTCTATCGGAATAAAATCTTTGTGTAATCTCCTTTCTTTTGTTGCTGTTGTTTCTGGATTGATTCCTTTATTGTGTGGTTCTTGTCCTTTTTTAAATCTTCCAGAATTACTAGCCTGCTTCATAGATTCAATATGTTTTGGAGATTTACTTTTCCCCTTATTGGCCTGAGATATCTTCTTTATTATTTCTGCTTTATTAGGGTGTGTGCTTAATGTATCACCTCCTTCTGCAGTATTTCTAAGATTATAGCTTTTTAAGTTGTCTTTTGCGTTTAATTCACTTAGTATAAATTCTTCTAATTCCCTATAGTCTTCCCCTTCGTATAAAATTTCTCTACTAAAGTTGTCTATACCGTATTTTCTAAACGCTGCTAGAACAAGCGTACCACTAGCTGTATACCTATCTTCGGCTGTTCCTTTATGTGATCCAATATACCACTTTTTGTTTATCTTGTTAGTCCATTTATAAACTATTCCTGTTTCCATAATAAAAAAAAGCTTAGGCTTTCGAGGTCGAGATCTCTACTTGCCATAAGCTTTAGTTGATATTTTCTTTAAGTATGTAGTCTCGACTCTACATATATAAATAGCAACTTTTTATGGAAACCTCTACAAAAATAGGTTAAATTGTTGTTAAATCCATTATATTTTTCATGTTTTTATTTAAAATACATTATCCCAGTTTAGATGGCCTTTTGAATAATTGGTAACTTTTACTGCAAAGAAATCTGAATGCTGTTTCCCTCCCGTTAAACTATCAAACCATAACATTTGTTTCAAAGCTCCTTTATCAATCTGATCTGAAGGTATTAGAGGTTTTAATCCTAGATCTCCCATCTTAGTATTGACTCTGTGTTTAATAAAGTTTTTTAGTTCGTCTTTGGTTAAGTTTTCCAAATCTCCCATTTCAAATACTTTATCAATAAAATTAAATTCTAATTGAAGAGCTAGAGTTGCTGCATCTTCAATATCTTTAATAAGTGCTGGTGTTTTTAATTCTGGGTATTCTTTCATTAATTGTTTGAATAACCAACAACCTGCTTCAGAGTGAAGTGATTCGTCTCTTACAGACCATTCAACTATCTGTCCTACTCCTTTTAATTTGTTTCTCATTTTAAATGATAACAATACTGCAAAAGAAGAAAATAGATTTACTCCTTCAGTGAATGCTGAGAATATAGCTAATGATCTAGCTGCTTCATGCCAATTCGTTTCTCCATTATTTCCGTCTCTGACATCCATTAAAGATTGAATTTTAGCTGCAGTTGATTCATCTTCTAGGAATTCTGCAAAATTATCCAACCCTAACTGCTCATTTAGTAGAGCATATGCCTCAGCATGGATTGTTTCGAAGGCTCCAAAGGTAACTGCCATCATAATAATCTCAGGTTTTCTAAACCATTTTGTTACTAATGAAGTCCAGTAATCATTTACTACTGTTTCTGTTTGAGCAAACCCTTTTAAGATTCCTCCTATAAGATTCTTTTCGTGTGGTTTAAGATTTGAGTTCCAATCTGTTACGTCTTGTGACATTGGAACTTCCGAAGATAACCAGTGTGCTTGTTGTTGCTTATCCCAATAATCTTTTGCTCTCTGATATTCAAAAGGTTTATAAACTACGCGTTCATCTTTTAGTCCCATATTTGTTTTTTTTAATATTATTTAGGATTAGTACTGTAAGGATAAATAGGCTTTTAGAATGGAACTTGCTTCTCTAATTCGAAGAATTTGTTAGCAATATCCTTAAATGCTCCTCTAGGTTTTTCATTATCATTACCTAATAACATACTACCTAGAATCTCTATGTGTCCGTTATTTGTATCTACTTTAGCATCATAGGTCATACCATCCATTCCGTATCTATTTTTCATAATATGTATACGTCCTGTTCCAAGTACCTTGTCTTCTTTTACTCTGGAAAGAGATAAACAAATATCTGCTACCATCATCTTATCGTAAGAACCAGCTGCTTTATCTCCTTCAATAATTGTATCTTTTGCACCCATTCTATTAACCTGTGATGGTGTAAGAATTGGAATCTTTAACTCCTTGGCTAATCCCTTGGTTGCAATAAATACATCATCTATCTCATCTTTTCTTTCTGTAAATTTGGACTTAGAAGGAGCTTTTAAGTAATCGACATAATCAATAATAACCAAGTCTGGTTTATGATCCATATCAATACACTTTTGAATATGAGCTTTAATTGTATTTACTGAAGCTCCTTTTGGTGGATATTCCTTTACAATTAATTTTCCTTTAAGATTATTTACTACTTTTTCTACCTCTACTCTATGTTTATTTACTTCTTCAATTCCGTATCCTGTAAAGTAGCAGTCAAATCGTTTTCCTACATAATCTTCTCCAAGTTCTAAAGTATAGAAGTTTACATTAAATCCTAGTTGAACTGCATGACCAGCTGCTGCTACCATTGTCCAGGATTTTCCTCCTCCAGGATTTCCAAACATAATAACTAAATCACCAGGACCCCAACCTCCACCAATAATATTATTCATAACTGGCCAAGGCGTAGGAATTACTGGTCTATAATCCTGTCTATATCTACTTTCAATATCTTTATTGTAATCGTGACCAATGCTCTTATCCATACCAGCTCTCATAGCTCTTTCAATTAATCCTCTGATTCCATCAAAGTCTCCTTGATTAAGTAAGTCTGCTGAGTTTAACAATGCTCCTTTTAGTTCTTGGTTTCTAGCAAAAGTCGTAAACTCCTCTATAACGTAAGCTAAGTCTTCTTGAGTTGATTCGTAGCAGTTTCTTAATTCTGATTTAACTGCTACTTGTAGGATATCATTCTCTACTTTTTGTAGTTCTACTTTAAGAATATCCATTGTAACTGTAGTATGATACTTATCGAAATACCCGACTACTGTTTGAACTATCCATTTGTGTGCATCTGAATCGAAGTAATCTGTTCGAAGAAGATCTCTTGTATTAAGTAGAAACTTTTTATCAGTTAACAAAGCTCCTAAAACTTTTAATTGAAAACCTTTCCCATATTGGGATAACTTTGCCAGTGAGGTCATATATAACTTATTTTATTAATAACTTTTATTTAATATACGAGTTTTTATTCGTAATAACTACTCGTCTTGTTTAATTTTCCAAAAAAACCCTTTATGTTTTTTTAACTTTCCCTGTATACATCGTCCTACAGTGTCTCGATTATACCCTTCTTGCACTAATTCTCTCATATTCTTATAAACTTTTACAAGTTCTCCTGTAGTTGCAATGCACTCTATGTTTATATACTTGCTTTTTATGTCTGAGATTTTATCCTTAGTGGTTTCTTTGCAGGGTATTCCTACCCTATCTCTGCTTATCGAGTATCCGCTTTTTCCTTTATTCCAAGGAATTTTTTTTAAATTTGACTGCTTGATAGCGTCTTTATGCTCCTGCGTAAGGGTATAGCCCTTTTCTCTAATAGGTGGCATAATTCCTTTTTGTAGATTAGTGTCTCTTATCTTATTTCTTGTTTCTTGAGAACAGTGACCTGATTTACTGTCTGTCTGTGTTAGTCTGCAATTTAATCCCTTTTCGCTCAATACATCGTAAAAGTCTTGCCAGTATCTTTCTCTTATGTTTAATTCCTCTTTAGTGCACTCTTCTATAACTTCAAAGACATGTTCAAAAAATCCGTATTTTACTAATGAGTTATAGAGCTTTGTTTGACTTTTACAATATAACCCCTTATACGATTCTAACCTCTTATATGTATTAATAGCTTGTCCTATATAGACTTTTCCACTTGGGCTTGTAATTTTATAAATTCCTATCATATTAAATAAAAAAAGGAGAAATTAAAAACAGAGTACCTGACCGTACTAAATCTTTAAAATCTCCGTAATACTTTACTAGGTAGGTCAGTACCTTTTATTTAATATAAATAGCTTGTTTTTATAAAAAACTACTTCCGGTAAGTGGCTAGTGGACTAAATAGTTGTAACCAGCCCTCTGGGTTTTTATTTAATCCCTCTATTTGATCTGCTTCTAGCATTTTTAAGAAAGTGTGTGATTGAAGAGCTGTTACAGGTTCTTTAATCCTATCTAATATTATTTTAATTTCATATTCCCCTAATCTAGGTTCTTGCAGATTCATTAACTGGTAGTTCGTTTTTACCTTTTCCCAGTCATAAATAATACTTGCAAATACTTTTTTTGTCTGCAGTTTCTCTTCACAGATATTATATATATCTTTCAAAGTAACTCCCGGCTTATTGATAAGATTTGGAAATTCTTTCAATAGGGTTTTTGGACCAAGAGACTTTATTCCTGAAAGATTATCTGAATTATCTCCTAAAAGCGCTTTCATAACTAAGTAGTTTTCAGGTAGTACACCAACTTCTTCTTGAACTTCCTTCTTTCTGTAAGTTACTTTCTTAATCGGAGAGTATACTTCTATATTTTCATCTACTATTTGAAGAAAATCCTTATCTGAAGAGACGATTGTTACTCTTCTATTATTTTCTCCGAATTTCTGAGCTAGAAAAGATATTGTATCATCTGCTTCTATCTTATCGATAGAGATTAAAGTAAGTGGAAGACATTGTAAGTACTCAACTAACCGTCCCATTTGCATCGTCATTGAAGCAAATTCATCTTCTTTATCATCGAATAACTCCCAGTTAGTAATCCTCTTGATATTTCTATTTGCTTTATATTCAGGATCAATATTTTTT